GAGCTGCACACCTTTGTCAAATATGCCGTGGACAGTTGTTAGGACGCCGTCATTGAATTGATAGATGAGCTTTACAGCATCAATCTGAACAGGCTCGGCGGCGTACACTCGGCCCCATAGCAGGGGTTTCTTGACATTCTTTAAATCCGCAGGACCAGCAGAGCCGCCACTACCTGCGTAGACATTGGTTTGAATAGCTTTATTCAGAAACTCGGAGGAGTCTCTAAGAACAATAGATATCTCATTTTCGCCGAGCAGGAGTTCTTTAACGGTGCCTTTGAAGACAGTAGTGAAGCTGCCGTAGGTAGTCAAGTAGTCGTTAGCATATTTGATGGTTATGCTGCGGCCATTCCAGTTGTACCCTAGTAGATAGTCTAGCTTTCCATCTGGGTTGGCAAGCAATAAGTTACCCGAGCCAATTAGTGATGATCCGGGTTTATTGTCTGGAAATATCTCAGAGTTGAGAGCCAGAGCAAGACTAAGTCTTGGAGCATACTTGTTGCTGTTGAAAGTGTTGTTGGGTGCGCCTGTGCTGAATCTAACATTGACGGTCCCTGGAAGTACAGGGTCATAAGGTGTTGCTTCCAGTAGGAAGACTTCTATCTTATTAGACGGGGGCATAGTTGTTTAGGAAGCCTAGTCTTATTAACTCGTTTAGATTAAACCCTGAAGGGGCTGCACCTGTTCCAACTCCTGGAGTTGTAGTTGCGGGTACACCATTAACCATATCTTTAAGAGCTGCAAGGATGGCTGTCAATAATTGTTCCTGAGTTGTGTTACCTCTAACGATTTCTGCTCCCACTAGGTTGGTTGCCTCAATAATTGGCAGAGTGTCAAGCACTTGAGCAGCGGTCTGCAATCCAGGAAGAGTAGTTGTTCCTGTGCCTCCAGGAGCATAGGCTCCATTGCTGACACTACGCAAGAACTCTGTCACATCGTTGAAGATGTTGAAGTACCCCGACGACGATGCGTAGACTGCTCTAGATGTTTCTAGGAGATTGTTCACAGCCGCGTTTAGATCTACTTCGCTGTAGTTTCCGCCAGAAGTTACCAGTCCTCTGATGCGTTCGAACTCAGCAGCAGCGTTGCCTTGAGTTACAATCGCAGATAGGGGACTGCTGGTTGTCGCAGTTAGCTCACGCAGTAGGTTGTCGGCTTGCTCTTTTAAGTTGTCATAAGCAGACTCGAAGCTCTCAGATATTAGAGCTTCTCTCTTCAGGTTGTACAATTGCTCAACAGCAAGGATGTTCCCGCCGACCGCAGCGGCAGCGTAGACTGCTTCTTCGTACTCTTTCTTAAGAGCGTTAAAAGCTCCGAGCTTGGGGTCTGTTATCTCCAGTATTTGCTGGTTGATGTCGTCGTCAAAGTCTTTCTTCAGTTGAGCCAGAGCTTTGGTTCTGGATTCTACGAGCTTGTCTTCGGCAAGACCTAGTTGCTTGGCTTTGGTGATTGCTGTGTCATAGGTTTTGAGTAGATCACGAACTGCTAGGAACGATTGTGGAAGACCAGAGGTTGCAGCAATAAGGTCTTCGTAAGTCTTTACAAAGCTTAGGTCTTCGTTGAACTGGTTCAGACTTCCTGCTTTTGAGTTAGCAGCGACAGTCTTGTAGTTACCTGACAAGTTGCTGTAGTTGTCGCCCCTTATAGAGTTCTTAAGCGCGAATATCTGTAGCTGCTCTTCAGTACCATAGATATAGTCTATGCCTTCCTGACCTTTAGGCTTACCCTTCTTAGTCTTACCTGCACTAGAGAAGAAGCTCTTATTCTTGTACTGCCCGAAAGTACCGAGATTCTTATTCGGTAAAAGCTGCGAGCCGCTAAGTTGAGCAAAGTCTGTAAAGATAGCAATACCACCAGAAGCCAATTGTTCAGCTGCTTCTTTCTTACCCTTACCAGTCTTACCTGATTTACTTATCGTAGCCAGCCCAGTGCCGTCGGTTGTGATGTTAGCATAGGACGAGGGGACTTTCTTCAGGAAGCCGACGATACCACCAACAACTGCGCCAATAGCAGCACCTACTGGACCACCAAGTTGGAAACCAGCGGCAGCACCGCCAAGAGCACTAGAACCAACCTTACCGAGACCAAGAGCTTTACCAATCCCCTTACCCGCGCTGAACGCAGCGAAGGCCGCACCGGCGGACTCAAGAGCAGGGCCAACCTTAGAAGCGATCTTACCAAGTGGGCTGTCAGCTTTGAACAGGTCTTTACCAAATTTGATTATGGGGTTGCTCTTGCCGAAAAGCTTTTCAGCAGTTTCTGGTCCGAATAAGTTTGACGATCTCTGCTTTGCTGCGTTGAATCCTGCGCCGCTAAGACCAAGGACATTACCTAGTCTGCTGAAGGGTGACTTTGGCGAAGTCAGACCTTTAGTAAGTCCTGCAACTTGCCCTGCACCTAGAGTCTCAGAAAGCTCAGAAAAGATAGGTTGAAGAAATCCAGGAGAAGCGTTGACAACTATCTCTGGGTCACCATTAGATCCTGTAACACCCTGCGGTTGTAGAGCCTGCGCTAACTCTGCCGGTCCAGCATCTCCGCCCAGATTTACTGAGCCTGCGGTTATCTGCACAGTGTTGGCATTTATACTTCCAAAGCTTTCTGAGACCTCACGGAGAGTGTCTTGCACAGATTCACCAACCTTGGTGGCCATGTCAAGTATGGCTTCCGAGCCATCCTGTTGCATCTGCTCGATGGCTTTTATTTCTGTCTTCATAGTGACAGTAGCACTAGAATTATAGTTGGGGGTCAGTAGGCCTTTCAAACCTTCCTGTAGTGGTTGATATAGATAGAAGTCTAGTATTATGTCCTTGGCGGACTTGAAGATACTCTTCATGGTCTTCACGAAACCTTGGCCGCTGTCAATTCCATTCTTGTAAGCGCCGACAATAGCTTGTGAAAGATCTTCAGCGAGGTTGATTTGAGCTTCGTATTCTTTATTAACGTCTTCAAGAACGCGCTCATAGTTAATGGCGTCTAGTTCCTTGGTCAGCAGCACTTGTCTTTGAGTTGCGTCTGCAACGGTGTTCGTTAACTCCGCTTCTTTCTGACGCAGACGTATGCGGTCAGCAACATCTCTTACAGAGCCACCTGCTGCGGTTTCACCTATGGCTATTCTAAGGTTGTTGTTATTCTGGTTGGCCTGCTCAAGGGCGATTTGAAACTCTTTTTCAGCAGTCAACTTTTGCTGGGCTTCCAGTTGCTTTCTGTAGCTTTCTAGTATCTCATCGCCTAGAGGTATTTGTTTTTCTATAGATATCTTAAGCAGCTCTGTTTCGATCTGCATCTTAGCTACAGCTTCTGGACCTTTGCCGATTACAGAGATGTTCTTTTCCAGAAGCTGGTTTTCCAGCTTAAGAGAAGCGGTGCTGTCAACAACTTCTTTTCTGCGATTAGTGTCTGCCTGAACTTTAGCCAGCTCGATAAATTTCTCTTTAAGGTCTTTTCCTGCTATGCCTTGCTTGTTGAACTCGGCGGTCAGTGCAGCCGTAGCTTCAGCCGCTCTTTTAGGGGATGCGCTCGAGATAGCGTCTAGGTAATCTTTATAAGCTTGTTCGCCGTCTTTAACAGACTCACTGTCTATGTTGATTTTGAACGCGTCGTTGGCGTTGCCAGAAGCACTGACCGCCTTTAGTTGGGTAAGTGAGGTCTTGTAATCATTGATAGCGTCGGTGAAGCGTTGGAGGTTTACAGCTTGATCACCGGCTCCGCCTTTGCCTTTGCCTCCGCCGCCACCAGCGGCAGATTCAGTTAGGTTGGTCCCGCCTAAATCAGCAGTACCAATGTCTATAGCCTTTAGACCACCCCCCAAGGCGATGTAAGACTGAAGTCTTGTTCTTTGAGTAGAGGTGGCATTTTCTCTTCTTCTTATTTCTTCAGAAGTACCGCCAGAAGTTACATAATTATCTAAGCCTCCGGCTGTGTCTAACGCAAGTTGAAACGACTTAGCGTATTTCTTGGGGTTCTTTATGACGTCAGAGACATTGTCCAGATCTTTAGCCAGTGTTCCTAAAGCTCTGTCTGCTGTTCTTAGATTTCCCTCACCAAAGAAACTACCTCTAGAAGCTTTGGCTCTGGCATCTAGCTCTTTCCCACCATTTACATCTACGCCAAGAACGCCATAAGCCGCCGCTGAAAGTTGCTGACCGAAACTGAACTCTTCAAAAGTGGCTCCTTTAACATCATTTTTTCTTGCTAAGTTGGCTTCTACAAGACCCGCCTGTAGCTTCGCCTGTAGATTAGCGCCGACAGCTAAGGTGTTGGCTTCCAACTGACCAGTGTTGGCTGCAAGCCTATTGGACATCTCAGATATAGCTACACCGGCTTGATCTGTGAACTCTTGTAAGTCATCAAATGCGCTGGAAGCTTCATTGGTACCTCCAGCCATGCTGTAGAATAGAATTCCTGCCGTTGTCAGCAGGCCCAGAAGTGGACCAAGAGCTGTGACAAACGCAGCTCCGGCTGCTCTTAGTCTAATCATCGCGGTGGTTGCAAATGTGGAAGCTACGCCGAGGCCAGCGGTGGCTACAGTCGCACCTCCTGCCGCCCCTGCCATAGAAGCTACCCCACCTGCTGCGGCGACTGCTGCTGAACCAAGCGCCAGAGTTCCCAAGGCTCCTGCTCTAGCCAGCAGACCAAAAGCAGTTAGAACTCCCCCCAAGCTGGTCATGCTGAAAGTGGCTAAGGTTATGGTCTTAGCCCATGTAGCGAACGCGGAGACTGCGACACCGGCAACAATCGCCACCACTACGTTAAGATTACTAGCGACTGTTCCTAGAGCGCTGGCTAGGATAGCTAGAGTATTGTTAAAACTCTTGTTCTGTAAGAGAGCAGCTAGGGCGTCATTGACCCCTATGATGAGATCGTTAAGGCCTCCCTTGCCTACATCAGAAACAGCGAAGGTGAAAGCGTTTTTCAATCTGGCAAAGCTGGCACTGACTGTTTTGGATGCCTTTTCTACACTTCTAGCGAAATCGTTCTCTAAGCTTTGGCCGAAGGCTTGCATCGCAACCTTTAGCTTCTCACCAGTGACCTGCCCTTTCTTGAGCATATCCTGTAAGCCAGCAGTCGTAACCTTTAGAGCTGCGGCCATTCTGTTGAAGGCACCTGGAAGTCTATCGCCCAACTGTTGACGAAGTTCTTCAGACTGCAAGGAGCCTTTAGATATGATCTGTTGTAGCGCACGGAAAACACCCTCGGTGTCAGACACTGAAAGGTTAAGGACACGAGCAGCGATAGAAACCTGACGAAAGACTTTCTGTGTATCAGCTACTGAGAAGTTGGTGCCTTTGGTCGATGCCAAGAATAGCGAGAACGACTTAGCAGTGGTCAAGAAGTCAATTGATAACTCATTAGAAACTCTCTTCACAAAGCCGAGCTGAACAGCAGCCTTAGCAGCAGAACCAGTGACAGCATTCAATGAAGATTCTACAGACTGCATGGCTGACGCAGTCTGTATGATAACGCTCGCAGCCAAAACTCCACCAAGAGCCTGTAGGGCGTATTGAGTGCGAAGCAAGGAATTCTCAAGGAATCCTGCTCTACGACCCAATTGTTCAAAATTGTTGCCTATTCTGGAGGTGTTCTTAAAGACGATCTGGCCTCCATTAGACAGTCCTGTAAAACGGCTAGATAGCTGGCTGACGGCGGTTGCCGCTCGGGTGGCGGCGTTCGCCATTCTTTCCAAATCAAGCGTAGCCTGTTTAAGTCCTGTAGGAGGCTTGAAGCTCGATATAGCTGTGAAAAGTTTAGCAGCATTCTGACCTGACCTAGCCGTTGGACCTTTGTACGCGCCTAGAAAAGAGAGCGTTGTTCTTATACTGGCCGGAATCTTAATACCCGACATACGAATTAGCTGGCTATTGAGACCACTTAGATTCTTTATCTGTGTTGCTGTCGGTGGCTTGAAGTTGGATAGCGCAGAGGACAGAGCGTTAAGTCTATTAACTGCTCCAGTACTAGGGCCAGCGAGTTTGTTTATTGCATCTGTTGCTGAAGAAAGCTTATTGAATTTACTGCTGACGCTGGTGGCCAGTTTATCGGCGGCCTTAGAAATACTATCGAAGGCAGCGTTGACTTTCTTCGCACCCTCGACGGCTGCGGTGGGGTCAATACCAATGGAAGCAATTTCGTCGGCCATAACTTCTTACTTCTTTTTTCCTTTATTATCCTGCCGCCTGTAGTGTTCGGAGAGCCATTCAGAATCTAGTATTCTAATTGTCCACGTAAACTCTTCAAGCTCTTCGTGATCTTCGATAGCATATATCTTAGAATATGCAAGAATCTCTTGTAGAGGTATTGCAGTTGGTCCTCCAAAACCCATTGGTCTGGTTCCGGATAGTAAAAGAAAAGCATCCCATAACCAAATGATATCCTGATAAATAACAGGCTCATCATTTAGTACGGGATACATTGCGGGGTCTTCACCTCGCTCTTCGACTTGTCGGCGAAGAGCTTCTAGGTTTGGTTTAGGCTTGACGTACCACTTCAGATACTCTAGGAGTTTCCCCTCGTGTCTTCAAGGACTTGAGCCTTGAAGGTGCCTGCTTCTACAGCAAGGTTGATCACATCGTCCCGGAAGTCAGGATAATCTGTGCAGAGCTTCACTGCTGCTTCTAGGGAGAACGGAAGCTCCTTGTCCTCGTCGTCGGTCATACCCTTCCAGTCGATAAGGATACCTTCTGCTACGTGCTTGGCGACAATCTGCTCTTGCACGTTGTCAGGCAGGGTGTCTCTACGAATCATAGAGAGGTACGGCTTTTCAAGGCGCTTACGAACATCTTTGGATTTCTTGGAGTTTGCACGACGAATTTTTACTTGGATATCGTCACCTAGTGTGACCCAGACCCCGTCATTTTCAAGTTCACGCGAGGTACTGTACATAGCTTTGAAGCTAGACATTGCTTTTTCCTTTGTTCAGTTATGTAGTGTTTTTAAGACACTTGCTTTTTGATAAAGGGTGTTGTTAAAAATAGCAATGGAGAAATTTCACTACGTCTATAAAACAACGAATCTTGTGAATGGGATGTTCTATATAGGAGTTCATAGCTCCAACGTGTTGGAAGATGGTTATCTGGGTTCTGGGACAGCAGTGTCAAGAGCCGTAAGAGAATTTGGTAAAGACAAGTTTGTTAGAAAGATAATATCAACGCACCTTTCTCGTTAAGAGGCTCTTGCTTCGGAGAAGGCTTTGGTAATCCAAGAAATGGTTGACTCAACTCTGTGCTACAACAGCCTTCTTGGCGGTAGAAGGACAAACGAAGAAGTTTCTGAAGCTAAGAGAAGACAGATGTCTAAGTCTCACCTAGGAAAAATACTAAGTGAAGAACATAGAAATAGTATAGGTTCTGCCCTCAGGGGTAAGAAGCATAGGCCAGACTTAAGAGAGGCCAAAAGCGCATTGTCCAAGAAACTATGGGCGGATGAAAGCTACAGAGAAAAAGTTATACAAAACACTAGAAGCAGAAAATGGAGCGAGGAAGCTAAGTTACGACACTCTGAACTATATAAGAAGAAATGGGAAGACCCAGATTATAGAGAGTTTCAAATAGAAAAATTGCACAAAGACAGAAAGCCCCATACTGAAGCAACTAAGAAGAAGATGTCAGAAGCTAGTAAGGGTAAGCCTAAGAATCCAGAAAGTGTAGCTAAAAGTATTGCCACAAAGGCCGCGAAAAGGGCGCTACAGATCGTAGCGCCCTAGTATTATACGATATAGTCGAACTTTTGATAGAAAAGTGTGTAGTCTCTGCCACCGGCTAAGTCGCGCAAGGCTTGAAACGAAACGTCGAGGAAGATGTCGGTATCTATTCCTGTAACATCGGGCTGACCGCCGCTGTACTTTATACGGGGCATATCTATCAAAATCCCCTTCTTAAAGGCATTATCTTGGAAGCCAAGAGTAACCGAGGTTGCGGTGTTCTGCGTTACCTTGATATATTCAGCAGTTGTGCCGAAGTAGGTGTTGAGGTTTCCTGTGATATTAACACGACCTGCGCCGATGCCAACTGCGCCGACGCTACCGATAGCATTCTGCGCTCTGAGGTTGTTTTCCAACTGCATGGAGAACCCATTAACGAAGTTACCGCCTGAGATAGCAGCACCCCCGATAAGCACGAAAGGTACAGCGTTTGAGCTATCAAATACCGAGTAACCCTGTGAAGCAACCGTGGTAGGAGTACCAAAGGTAACAGCCGAGCCACGGAAGTTTGAGCTCCCGCGAGTAGCTGTTGGATCAAGAGCGTTAAGACCTTGGAAAGTAACCGTCTCAGTAACAATCTGCTGTGAGTCAGCTTGAAGGCTGTAAGTAGCAGGCTTCTGACCGCGATAGTAAACAAAGGTCGGTACGTTAAGCTCGTATTGAACTTCCATCGAATAGCTGACGTCGGTTACACCGTTCTTGATGTAGTCGCCATAGTACATGCCGACAG